CGCAGCCGAGGGCGCGCAGAACTTCGCCGGCCGCACGAAGGCGAACAGCTCCAGGGCGTCGAAGGTCCGCGGGCTCCGCGGCGGCGGATGCAGGGCCAGCCGCCTCGCCGTCATGGCCGCATGGGCCACCAGGACCGGGCCGCGCTCGAACAGGTCCCGGGCGTCGGGCGCGCGCAGAACCTCGGCCCGCTCGGCGTCGGCCGCGCCGGCGCGGGGTCCCGGCAGGACCACCAGGGCAGGCGCCAGATCAAGGGCGGGGGAAAGCGCGTTCACGGCTGCGACTCCTAACGGGATTTGGGTAGTGGGTCAGTTTGAATTTGGACGGGCTTGACCACCGCTTACGCGCGCAGGGGGGAGCCGCTATAGTGGCGAGATGGAATATCTCGTAACCGCCGAGTTCATGGATCGCACAGAGCGCGTGGGCGCGCCGACACCCAACCTTGCCTATGCGGCGGGGCTTGAGTTCGAAAAGAACGCTGCGAGAAACGTGACCATCCTGACGCCTAAAGGGGTCGTCTTGAACGTCACCGATTTCTGGCGAGCCATGTCCACGGGAGCGCCGGTCTGATGCCGAATCCGAAACGCCCGCGCGACGCCAATGAATTGGCGAGGCTGATTGTAGACATTGCCACCGGCGAAGAGCCGGAACGCAAAGCGCCCGAGCTGTCCCCTATGGGTGAACTCGGGCGGTCTGGCGGCTTGAAGGGTGGTAAGGCGCGCGCAGAATCCCTGACGCCAGAGCAGCGGTCTGAGATCGCCAGGAAGGCCGCCGCGAAGCGTTGGGCGAAAGACTAGAACGGAATTTCGTCGTCTAGATCGTCGGACTCAGCGCTGGGCCTCATCGTGCCAACAGTTTGTTGAAAGGTTGCAGGTCGCTCACGCTTCCTAACGGCTGCCGGCGAAGAGAACTGGCCCCACGTGTCGTCGTCAGCGCGAGGGCTCGACGAAGGCGTTGCACTCGCTGCGCGATATCTTCCCGCCTCAAGCGCCACTAGCTCGCTGTCGTTCTTCGCCTGCCAGACCTGAGAGCGCAGCGTATTGCGCTTGACCGTGAAGCCCTCCGCCGCCGCCGCGTCGATCATCTGGTCAAGCGTGAGCCCCTCTGGACCAGCGTTGGCGATAGCCTCCATGACCACGCCAAATGCGCCGCTGCGCGGTTGATCGGGGCCGGACCGGCGAGTTTGTCCGACCTGCCGGTTTTTGGCGCTCAGGTACTCTTTGAGTGTCTTATCGAGCGCGTCGGCTTCGGCGCGAAGGCGCGCGATCCGGTCGCGGGTGAACTCTTCGAAGTCGTCCATGGTCGGCTATCCACGTCCGTTGGTGTTCATGGCTTATGCTCCGAGATCGTTGGTCCGTCAACGACCGTTGCGCTTGTCGGCGTATAGGACGCGCACACGGTTGACGGCGACAAGCGCCGAGCGCATAACAGACAAAGCTGGGCGATTCCCGAAGGGACCGTCCAGCGCTGACATTGCAAAGAAAAGGAGGGCTTGCGGTGCGTTACCGGCCCGTTTTGTTGGACTGATCACCGGGCTTGGTGTCGAGGGGTAGCCGCCCCTCGGCGCCTCGCCTGGTGCCCCGTCCGATGCGCCCAGGTAGCTCAATGGGACAGAGCGCCGCCCTGCTAAGGCGGAGGTTCCGGGTCCGAATCCCGGCCTGGGTGCCATCGGAATATCCCCCCAAATGATAACGTTGTCAAACTCTTTTCCCTTCTGGGACAAGGGCTTGAGATGACTCATCTTTAAACTGACCCTTATGCTTGACCGATATGCGTCATGCGTTATATGGTTGAGCCATGAACAAGCTCTCACAAGCTCAACGCGCCCAAATCCTCCATCTGCTGTGTGAGGGCATGTCGATCCGCGCCGTGACGCGCCTGACGGGAGCCAGCAAGAACACGGTGGCGAAGCTGCTGAACGACGCGGGCGCGGCCCTTGGCGCCTATCAGCGCCCACCGATCAGTCAGGCGCTCAGCTACGACCGCTAGCGCGTAGAAGGCGACTGGCGTTTGATCGTCTGGAGCGTGGACTGTAGTCACCCGACACCTGTGGCGGGCATGGTGACCGCTGGCTTTTTCTTTGAACCAGCGATCAACCGTGTCCTGACCACAGGAGAAGCTCGCCGTGGCACACTCCGCTGAAAACGGCGAATAGCTCAGATCCGCCGGATCAAACGGCAGCACTACGGATTGGGCTTCTTCTGCGTGTCCGCGTAGGCCTTCATCACCCGAACCAGGTCCGGCGTGGGTCGAGACGAATTGCGATACGCCTTCGCGACAAACGCGTCCAAGGACGCCGTTCTGGGTTCAGTAGCGCGACCCAAGCGTCTTAGATCAATTGCTGCCACTACAACCTCCTTTCGCGTAAAACAGGCCAGCGGCCAAAATGGCCAGACTGGCCCAACAGGCCGAAAGTCGTCTTTGTTCCGGCCCTGTCAAGGGTTCTGATATTGACACCGGGCGCGATTCATGGCACGAGCAAACGCTCTCTACGTTTGATCGCTTGCCCGCGCCGGGCTGGCGATAACGTTATCACTGATATCCCGACATTGTAGCAGAAACGCCGCGAATTGCAGGCGCAGCGCGACTCCGCGCGTGGTCAAGCCTCGTCCAATTGAGGGCGAATTCAAACTGACCCACTACCCATAGCCGGCTAGACCACAGCCGATAGGCGTGAGCTGGAATGTCAGGTCTGGCCTTGAGCGCGCGTCCGCGAGAAAGCAGCCCACGAAGTCAGCGATCATACTAAGCGGCAGCGTGCGGATTCTCTCGTCTTTGGTGGGGATCGCGTAGCTATTACCATGCAGGCCCATCCCCTTGCCGTAGATGGCCCCTCGGTTCTGGCGCGCCCACAGCGCAGCGCCCTTGCCGTGGCGGCCCGCCAGGTTCGAGCCGAACACAAAAACCGGATCGTTTTCCATCCCAGCAACATAGCCGAAAACGCCTTGATTCACAACGCTTTTCGGCTTGACCGTGGGAGTGATAAGCGTAGTGTGGTGGGGCTGCGGCGGCGCTCATGCGAAACGTCAGGCGAGTGCGGGGGACGCTCCGACACGTAGGTCTCGGGAAACCAGCGGACCCGCCGCAGCCCCCTCAAGGGCCAAACCCCCTCAGAACAACCCTATACAGGGCGACAACCCCAAACACCGCAGCGATCAGGGTGAAGGCGCATCCGGCGAGGAAGCCGAGGGCGAAGACCCATCCCCCCATATCCGCCTCATGCGTTTGAGCCGCGCTTCAGCATCTCGACAGACCGAACGGTGAGCCGAGGAGTGATTGCCGAACCGATGCAGCCACTCCCGGCCTTCTGGCGTAGCGAATAGCCGTCCGGTCAGGGCGTCCAGATCTTCGGTCATGCGGCGACCTGTTCGCCGTACAGCCGGCGCAGAAGCAGCATCTCGGTAAAGCTCCAGGACCGGACGTGACCATCCCAGACCGTCGCGAGGCAGACGCCAGAGCGCCAGGCCGAACCGCCCTTGTTCGCGAAGCCCTCGATAAAGCCCGGCGGGAGGGCGGTAGCGGCCGAGTAGATGGTAGGGCTGCGGAACGGGCCGGACTTGTGATCGGTGATCTGCGTGGCCCTGTGGTCGTCGCCGTGAATGGTGTCGCACATAGCCTTGTTCACGCGCTGGCCTTGCGTGAGAGGCTTTCCGAGGCCGTTCAGAGGGATATGGACAAAGCCCACGCCGCCGATAAACCGATACTCGCCGTAGGGCGCCGTCCGCCAACCCCATTGGGCGAACGCCTCTTCCACGAGCTGACCATAAGACAGGCCGTCCGGGTGTAGGTTCGTGTAGGTCCAAGCTCTCTTTTCGTGGTTGCCTAGCGTGCAAAGTTTCTTCGGCTTGTGCGATCCTAGCCCGCGCTGGAACTCCCGCTGGCTGGCGTGGAAGCTCTCGCGGTCCTGGTCAAAGGTCGGCTTGGCGCGGCCCTCGAATGTGGCCCGGTCGGCGTGCGAGGAGAAGCAGTCCATCGTCCACCAGTCGCCGATGCTGACAACCCACTCGACCTGGTGTTCCGCGCAGAAGCGGCCTAGCCAGTAGAAACGCTCCTTGTTCGGAAGGTGCGGGCTGTCGTGAGCATCTCCGATGACCGCGACCGTGACGGGGCGGCCGTCTGGATCCGACTCCTGGACGTGATCCTGTGACGGGATGACCGGATCGCCAGGCGCGGCGTGCTGGTACTGGCGGGGCCGGTACAGCGACCAGTCCGGCTCGTACTCCGTCCCCATGATAGCCGACACCCGGCTTTCGAAGGAGTTGACGGACTTGACCTCGCCGGCCGCCTTCGCCTCCTGTGCGGCGGCTGCAACAGCTGATCCGCCCGAGCCGGGCTGACCGCGGGGCCGGAAGCCCTGGCGCAGCTTCTCTTCGACGCGGGCCTTGGCAGAGGCCATTTGCGCTTCACTCAGACCGGGATTAGGCACTAGCCCTCCTCGCTGTCGATGATGGGGATTTCGCCGGGGTCGGGCTTGTCGAGGTCGCAGGAATACGGGCGCCCGATTTTCCAGGCCCAACGGCGGCGCTGAGAGCAGAAGCGCCCGCTCGTACCTCCAGGCGCGTGCTCGGCGCGAAGCAGACCTCACACTGGGTGTTGGAGTGCCAGTTACGCGGGTTCAAATCCCGTCGCCGAGTTAAGCTGGGGTCGCGTCCAGCCCGCAGCATTCTCACCACACCCGCCACCACGGCTTAGGCGTGACCTGGGCGTTACGCATCTGGGCAGCTCACATCGGCGCCGCGAGCTTTGGCCCATCGACAGATCCGGCCGACCTGGCGCCAGCCTTCCTCGGCCCATTGCTCGAGCGCGATGTCGTGGGCGTCCGCCGCGGCTTCCGAGGTCACGATCTCAGGGGGCGGGACGGGCTTGGGCTTGACCAGCAGGTCGGCATTCGACGGGAAGGTCTGCATTACGGGTCCCGGCTTCGCGCAGCCGCTGGCAACCGAGAGCGATGCGGCGAGCGCTAGGGACGTGATCAGGAAGCGAGGCGACGGCATCGGAGAGCCTTTCGTTCATGGCCGCCACATCGGCGGCGTCGTTCATCCGCTCAGCGGCGGCGGTTTCCTTGGCCTTGGCGTCTTCGTTCAGGGCCTTGACCTGGCTGGCGGCGTTGGCGGCCTCCAGGCGCTTGGTGGCGCGCGCATCCCCGCTGCATTGGCCGAGGGGGAAGGCGATCAGGGCGCCGAGGACGAATCCTGGCAGAGCCTTCCACCAGGCGCGGGCGATGGTGATGGCTTGGGCGATCATCGTGTCCACCCCCCAGCAATCAACGCCGATTGAAATGCCATGGCGTGGTAGGGCCGCGCCTCATTGACAGGCAGTTCAAACATGCTGATGCTCCATCAATGGCCGCATTGATCGACATTTCTGGACAGCGTTTTGGGAGACTTCTGGTGATCCGGAAGTCTGAGAAACCCCAGCGCTGGGACTGCTTGTGCGACTGCGGGAAAACTGCTTGGCCGCTTGGTTCCCATCTCCGGGCTGGAGCGGTGCGTTCGTGTGGCTGCCTTCGGATTGAAACGGCGCGGGCGCGAGGGCAAACCGCGCAGGCCAAGGCGACTCTCGCGGCGGCGCGAGGCAAGCATGGCCATCGCAGCAACCAGACGATGTCCCCCGAGTACAGCGTATGGCTTGGGATGAAGCGTCGCTGCACTGACGTTAAGAGTTCCAACTATCCCAGATGGGGCGGCCGCGGCATCGTCGTGTGCGAACGATGGGCTAGTTTCGAGGCCTTCTTTGAGGACATGGGCCCACGCCCTGAGGGCTACACGATCGATCGAATTGACCCGAACGGCCATTACACTCCAGCTAACTGCCGTTGGGCGCCGGCTTGCGAGCAGGGGGCGCTGCACCGCCGCAACCTGCGGGCCGTCACCATTGATGGCGTGGCATACCCGAGCCTTGCCGCGGCGGGTCGCGCTCACGGCGTTTCTCCCGCTGCCATAAACGCTCGCCTCAAGCGGGGCTGGTCGGTCGAGCGCGCGATTCGTGCCCCGGTGAACCACTAGGCCCATTGCCCCGCCAATAGGGCCGCATCAAACGCCAGTGCGTACCCTGCAATCTGATCTGCCCGGTCAGCGCCATTAATCACCCGCCGCGCGTTCTTGTAGTGCTGGCGCTCAGCCGACATCGGGACGAAGTCGTTCAAGCTCTTCGAAGTGAACCAGCCCTCTTCCATGCCGCGGCGCATGACCTGGGCGGCGATGTCGGGGCGCATGGCGAGGTCTGGATCCGCCACCAGGTCGATGGCCAGCTTCTGGCCGGCCCTGGAATAGTTGGCCTTCCCCGTGAGTTGGACGAAGCCGCGGCCTGCGTACCGGGCGCCGTCGCCTGGGGTCAGGTTCCCAAGCTCGCGAGCCTTGGCCGGGCGCTCGCCCTCGATGTCGTACATCCGCCGGAAGTAGGCCGTGCCACCATATTCCTTGATCGGCTGCATGGTGCCGGCCGTCTCGTGATAGGCCGTGGCCAGGGCATAGGCGGTCCAGGAAGCGGGCCAGCCGAGGCAGGCAGCCAGGATCGCCTCACAGCCCGACACCTCGTCCTTGGACAGGACCGGGCCAAGCATCTTCCCGGCGCGAAGCTGGTCGAAGAACAGAGCGGGGCTCCGCAGGCCCTGGGTGGGCGCAGGAGGCGGAGCGACCGGTGCGGGCGCGGGTGGCTGGAGAGCGGCCAGGGCGGCGTCTATGGCTCCCCGAGCGACGAGAAGCTGATCGATGGCGTCGGCGTTCATGGCTTGAGCCTCTGGTCGGCCGGCAACTCGCCGTCATCGGGCGCCGGCCGGGCGGTGGCCTTGGCGACCTCGACCTCGGCCTTCGCCTTCTCCGTCTTCTGGTTTTCCCAGGCCTTGCCCCAATAGAGCGTGCCGACGCCGGCATAGAGCGCGCCGACAAAGGCCGCCGCCGCGACGAGGTCCAGTCGCTCCGGCGCGATGCGCCAGACGATTACGACCGGCACAACAGCGGCGCTGAACGAGGTGGCGATAATGGAGAACGGCCTGGCGAGATTGCCGACCAGGCGTTCGAACAGGTCAACGCGGGTCATTGGCCCTCCTTCCGCTTGGCCGGGCGCATGACCGTGACCTTGCCGTCTTCGATGGTGGTCAAGGTGTCGGGAAGGCTCCGCGTAGCGTCCGCGATGTCCCTGGCCAGGCGTCCGTCTTCAAGGTGCTTGAGCCGGTCCTTCAGTTCAGCGACCTCTTGACGCAGATCCGCGTTTGCTTGGCGAAGCTCGGCATTCTCGGCCTGGCATCGATCGGCCTCGGCCTCGACCTTTTCGAGCCGAAGTTCCACGCGCTCCAGGAGCTTTACGAAGCCGTCGGTGCGAGCCACGTCCGCCGCCGCTTCCGCCGATGCGTCCTCTGCTTTCGACGACGGCTTGAACCGGCCGTTGATCAACGCGCCGATCCCGCCGGACCCCAGAACCGCCACCAGGCCGATGATCCATTCGCGAAGGTTCTCAGGCACGGGAACCCCCGGTGCGGGCGTGGTCACGTCGGGCCATGCGGAGCCCCTTTCTATTGCCAAGGTGTCGGGATGGTGTTGAGTGTCCGGGCCTGATCAGGCGGCCGGTCATGCGGCGGGTCAGGCTCGGGAGGGGCGCAATCCCTTCCGAGCCGCCTTCTGGCGTCAAAGGGCGCGCCTAGTAGGGCTTGAGGTTGTAGAACTCTAGGACGGCGACCCCGGGGCTGCCTTGTCGGCCATCGCCGACAAAGGGGCCGTCGCTGCTGCCCGGGGCGCCGCCAGACCCATAGACCGGCAATACGGGCGGCTCAGTCCCGTCAGACGCGGGCGCGGTTGCCGGCGAGGTTTTGGTGAAGCCGCCAAGCCACAGCGTGTCAGGATCGTCGATGTCTGACCCGGACGCGCCGCCCGTGGTGGACGTTCCGGCTTCGCCGCCGCGAATGACATCGCCAAGGCTCTGAGCCCGCGGCCCCGCCGCGCCCGGGGAGGCCCCACCTCCCTCGCCACCTCCAGCACGGCATACCACCACCCCGCCAAGGCTTACGGTCGTGTCCTGGCCGTCAGACCCGTCCAGGTTCGCAGCGTTGCTCACGCTTACAGCCAGAGGGGTCTGGCCCGGCACACGGATTAGCTTGCGCGCATAGTCGCCACCAGCGCCCGTCGAGGTGGAGATCGAGGCATCTCGGCCGCCCCCGCCGGCCACTAGGCGGGCGACGCAGTAAAGGGCGCCGGGGGGCGGCGTGACGGTATAGGACTGTGCGACAGGGCTTACGTCCTCGATCCCGTACAGCCAATCGCGGCGCAGGAGCGTGACGCGGCTAGCGTTTTTGCGGCCATCCATACCCTGCCCGCGAAGCCCCAAAATCCCCTGCGTCATCAGTAGTCGCCGTAGTGCGCGGTCGTGACAACGGACCCGGTCGAGACGCCCTGGCCGACATAGAGTTCGTCGGCGGCCTCCAAGAGAAGCGGATTGTCCTCGCTGAAGCCCCAATCGTAGGCCGGGATTTCAGTCGTGGCCGCCACGGTGTGAGCCGCGACCAGGATGGTTTCGAGCAGGCGCTTGGTGGTCCCACCATCCTTGGACAGATAGAGCTGGACGTTGGTCGCCGTGACGGTCGCGCGGGGGATCGAAGTGATGCGCGTCACGCGGGCGCCGTTGGCCCCGGCGGTCATCAGCAGCTCAACAGTCGTGGGCGCGTCGTCAAGGTCGGTGTTCGCGGTCGCGGTGACGGCGTAGGCGGTCTGGATCGACTGCGGAGAGATGAAGGCGTTTTCGGTCGCGGGCATTGGCCGGGCTCCTTAGAGGGCAATCGCCATCGCCACGGCGAAGGCTTTTTGTTCGGTTTCGAGGGCGTCGAGCGCGGCCTGTTGCGGCGTGGAGACCGGGGCCGCGGTCAGGTGGGTGTCGGGAACCTTGGCGCTGGCGTTGAGGGGCGCGTAGCCGTTGGCGACCCCCTCCTCGCTGCGAAGCTGGTAGAGGGCGGGATCGAAGCCGGCGATCTCGGTTGCCGTCGCCGCCGCCGCTACAGCCGCGGTCGAGGCGGTGGAGGCGGTGCTGGCGGACGCCGCCGCCGCCGTGGCACTGGCGGATGCCGACGTAGCCGACGCCTGAGCCGAGTCCTTCGCGCTTTCAGCCAGAGCCGCAGAGGCCAGCGTGGCGTCGATGGAGGGGGAAACGCCATCATAGGCCGCCAGGGGCGCGCCAGAGCCGTCCGTCACCGCAACCGTGAAGGTCTCGGCCGTATCGGCCCAGATCGCCGCAAAGCCGCCCGCATCGTCGGCAATGACGGGATTGGCTAGAGCGGTTGCGAGGCTGGAGGTGGTGAACACCTCGGCCAGCGTCGTGGTCCCGTTCTCGTAGAAATAGAGCCGAGCGCCCGCGATCCTGTCGCCGCTCGCATTTTCGGCCGGCATCCAGCCAGGCACGATCAACCGTCCTGCGGCCATCGCGATCTCCTTCTTTGGGCTGCGGCGTCATCTCGACGCTGCAATTTGTGGGGTTTCGCCGGATGGGCTTTGCAGGCATTATCGGCGCGTGGGCGACGATGAAGACGTACGGTGGGAGATCGGCGAGCAGATTTACGCTCGATCTTCCTTTGTGCCCGGCTTCTTCATCTGGGCCTGGATCTTCGTCCTGCTGTGGAAGCACGCCAAGCGTAGCGCTCGTCGAGCCTGGCGCCGGATCAGTAGGCTCGGCCAACCCCAAGTTCCGGCCGGTTCGGGATCGACACCTCAACCGCCGGTTCAGGCGCTGCCGTCGTCAACGCTCCAGCCCTGGACAATCGGGCCGAAACCTCTCGACGTAGAGCGGCTAAGGCGGGATCTTGAGGCCCGGCGTCATTGAGCGCCGTGGCGAGGGTCTGTAGGAAGTCCTGACCAGCCCCTTGACCGCCGCGGGCTTCTGCCGCCGCGATCAGGCGATCAAGCATCCCCTCATCCGTCGTGACCCGCGCAAGCGCTTCGGCCTGGGCCGGACTCACTCCGCGGCGGCGCCACCAATCCGCCGCGGTGCGGGCAAGACCGATCACGTCGCCACGAAGGGTCTGCTGAACCGCGTTGGCCCCGGCCGAGACATTGCGGCCAACCTCGCCAAGGTCATTCTCCAGAACCGCGGTGCGAGAGCCTGCGCCGGGCGTGACCATGGAGGCGTTGCGGGTCTGGCGCAGACGCGCGGCGATGTTGCGAAGGTAGCCGTCCGCAGCTTCCTCGCCCACGGCGGCGGCCAAGTTCTCGCGGACATAGGGCGAGGTCGAAAGCTCGTCCAATGAGCCGAAGGTCGAGGAGCGCTGGCCGCCCAGCGTGTCGAGGATTTCCTGACGGATCGCCATGGCGTTAGCGCGGCGGGCTTCCGGGCCGAGGCTCTGAACCCACTGGCCATAGTCGGCCGGGTCGGTGGAGAAGATGTCCAGCCGATCAGTCCCGTCCGCAACGTTGATGGCCTGCGTCGTCTGACGAAAGTTGGCCCGCGCCTCACCCAGGCCTTCGACGTTATCCAGTGCGCCGGTGATGGCCGACTGACGCGAGCGAAGGCCTGACGCGATGTCACGGGCGCCGCGGCGGCCAGCGGTTTCGGCGCGCTCGCCCATCGCGATGCGGATACGGTCCAGCGTGCCGGCCGAGACCTCGGGAAACTCGTTCATGTTAGGGGCCAGGAGGGCGTCAAGCTCTTGAACCTGCGTATAGTCCTGACGCGCGACGGCGGCTTGCCGGGCACGCTGGATAGCAGCTCGGCCGGGGTCGCCGCGAAGCGCAGATGCCGCGTCGGCGTCGATTTGCACCATCGCCTGGTAGGGCTCGCGATACTGCGTCGTGGCCGCCTCGCTGCGCGCCGTGGTCAGGTCGTCAACATAGGCGGTCACGGTGCGCGGATCGTCCACCATGCGGCGGGTGTTGCTCATCACCGCGGGCTTCGTGGAGGCCGAACGGGTCATGGCGTTCTGGGTCAGGATCTCGCCGGCCGTGTCGGTCTTGACGCCGGTGGCGCGAGCCACGCGACGGCCACGTTCGCCGATCACGTCCAGGCCAGTCGGGGCAACGCCAACGTCGCGCATAGCTTGGGCCTCGGCGCGCATCTGAGCCGGATCTGCCTTTGCGCGGTCCACCAGCACTTGAGCGGCCAGGTCCTCGTCGGTGCGAACCATGCGGGGGCGGGTCAGAGCGTAGCCAGCGGCCCCCAGAGCGGCGCCACCCATTGCCGCAGGGATGATGGCCCGGTTTGCTCCTTGAAGGCGCTCCTGGCCCGTCCCGCGGTCAGCGAGAGCATATGCCGCGGCTTCCGTCGCGGCCGTGGTCGCGCCGCGGGCGATGGCTGATGTAAGCGTCGTCGCAGCGCCAGCGCCAACCGCCGGAATCATAGCGGGCGCGGTCATGCCGGCGCCGCGACCCACAGCCGCCACTTTTGGCCGACGCTGCGTAAAGTCGTCTTCGACCACGCGTTGATCGGCCATGTTGCGACGGAAGGCCCCGCCGATGTCGCCCGGCGTGATCGAGCCGTCCGGGTTGCGGGTCCCGCGCACCTTGCCCGTCACCACATCCCCCGCGGTGCGCAGACCGGCGACAACCTCATCCCCGATGCCGGATCCGCGGTTGATGTTGGCCATGAGGCCTGCGACCTCGCCGAACGCGCCCTCAGTCCGACGACGCTGCGGCTTCGTGGTCGGAGCGCGGGTCTGCTGCGCCTCGTAGCGGGCCGCCACCTTCGCCGCGGTCTGGGCGTCCGGCGCATCGACCTCGATGGTCTTGCCGGACTGGAGCGTGATCTCGAAGGTTTTCATGGCTTCTCACGCACCGTGTAGGTCTGGTTGCCGACCTTGACCGACGCCCCGCCGGGGCCGGTCTCGGGTTGGCGGCTGCGCTTGGCGTCTTCGGCCATGCGGCGATCGGTCGGCCCCATGCGGCGCTTTTCATCCGTCGCGCCAGAGCCGCCACCAGGGCTCCAGGCGTCCACTTCAGGATAGGGCTGTTCGCGCCCCGTCAGTCGGGCCGCGGCGTTGATCAGACGCTGGCGGTTTTTCGACTTGGCGGCCAGGGTCTGGGGCGTGTCGCCGATTTGCGGGAGATTGGCGCGAACGAACCGCTTGGCCTCGCTGTCTGTCACCGCGGCGCCGGAGAAGATGGGCAGGATGGCGGATTCGAACGTGCGGTTGGCCTGTTCATAGGACTGATAGTCATTGCCGCCGACCATGCGAGCCGCCGCGCCGCCGTCAAATGGAATGGCTTCAGCCATGCGGGCGCCCCAATCGCGGCTGTAGGGATTGACCCCGCCCCGCTCGGCTTGCTCCATCTGTTTCTGCGCCGCGAAGATCGGATCAAATCCGAGTTCCAGGCGCGTTCGGGCCTCGGCTGCCGCGGTCTGCGGGCCGCGCATGACTTGGACCCCGCCGCCCTTGCTCGGGCGCAAGATCGCCCCGTCGTTCGTTTCATAGGCGCCTTGGCCGTATTCGGCGCGGGGCTTAGTGCCTTCCGGGCCAAGCGGGACGACCCGCCCGCCGCGCACCGTGACGCGGGTCCCATCCGGCGCCGTGCCGGTCATGCCTTCGCGGAGATCAGCCATGTTGGGTCAGTCCCACTTGATCGCATCGGGGGTGTAGCCGGCGCCGTATCCGCCCTGCGCCTGGCGGGCGGCATGTTCGGCTTGCCGCTGGGCGAGGTTGGCCGCGGAGATGCCGACCTGACTGCGAGAGATGCCGACGCGCTCGCGAGACAGGCCAAGTTCTTCATCGGCGCGGCTGTCATCCCGACGCCGGGCCTTCTCGTCGAAGTATTTCACCAGGCCCATCGCGTCGATGAAGATGGGCGCCAGGGCTTCGTCGGTCGGCTCAAAGCTGGCGAGCTGTTCGGGCGTGTAGCCGGCCGAGATGAGGGTCGAGGCGTTCTGCTGGATATAGGACCGGCGGGCGTTGATGTCCTTCATGTCCATCAGGGGGGCCACGGTGCGGGCGATGGTTTCGGCCCGGCGCTGAACCTCGGCCTGCTCGCGCTCGTCGGCCTTGTCGAGAAGACCTTGGACCTCCGCGCCAAGCTCAAGCTGGCCACCGGAGAAGGCGGTCTTGATCGCCCCGTCGTAGTCGCCAGCGCCCACCAGCGAGCCAATGGTGCGGCGGGTTTCAGACTCGGCCTGGGCCGCGCCAAGCTTCTGGGCGGACAGGCCAAGCTCAAGGTCGCCGCCCTCCATCGCTGAACGGGCCGCGCCGGCATAGTCGCCGGACGCCATGAGCCCGCCGACCTGACGACGACGATCCTGGCCGTCGCGCTGTTGCCGACGATCCTGGCCCGCCTCATAGGAGCCGATGGCCTCGGTCATGCTGGGAATATACACCCGGTTCATCGCGCGTTCCTCAGTAGGGGCCAAAGCCGGTGTAGGCGGGATTGTAGACGGTCTGGCCCATGGTCATCGACGGGATGCGACTGGCGCTCGGCTTGCTGCTCGTCGGGCGATTGCCGGCGAGATAGGCGCCTGCGTTGATGACGTTGCCAAGGCCGCGGTTCCACGAGTCCGCCGCCCCCAGGGCTGCGTCGCCCTGGGCCTGGGCGCCGGTCATCAGCAGGTTGCCTTGATTGGCCGCGAAGCTGGTCGCTGCGCTCTGATTGGCCTGGGTTGCGCCGGTCCCGAAGCCCGCCATGCTCAACAGGGTCGAGTTGCGGGTGTCGTAGCGATCAGTCAGATAGCCGCGATCATCGGCGTACAGCCCATCGGATCGGGCGCGGTCCTGGCCATAGATGGAGTCGGCTCGGCTCCGGTCGGTGTTGTACTGGCCGAGGTTCATCCCGTAGATGCCGACTTGGCGGCCGGCAAAGTTGCCGTACTCCTGCGAGGCGAAGTCCTGATTGAACCGGGTCGCGGCCTTCAGCCGGTTGCCACTGAAGCGGTTGCCGCCGGTCGAGGCGATGGCGTCCAGCGCGGAATTGCCCTCGCGAAGCCGCAGCTCATAGCCGGGATCTTGCTCGAACGTCGCGATGGACAAGTCGAGGCTGGGCGCTGGGCCGAAGTCCTGGCGCGGGGCGAACTCGGGTCGAGCGCCGGCATAGTAGCCGCCGGGCGCCGTGGGGTCGGCATAGCCTGGCGAAGGGCCAGCCTCTCCTCCCGTCATGGAGACGGTTGGGAATGCGCGTTGCTCGCCGGCCGCAAGGGCGTTGGGAAGCTGGACCTGGGCGACCCAATCCTCTTCGTCGGCCCATTGACCGCCGGGACCGATGACGCCCGCTCCACGAAGCTCCGCGGCCCGCTGCGCCACGTCCTGGTTGGCCTGCAAATAGGCCGGCACGTCATAGGTCGGGCCGCCGCCGTAGCCGGGCTGCGTCATCGAGACCGAAGAGGGCGTGGCGCCGTTCGGCTGGCCGGGCGCGCGAAGACCGAGGCCGCCAGCCAGCGCATCCGCCGCCGAAAGCCCGATCTGGCGGAACGGCTCGTTGTCGGCCCGGTTCTGCTCGTAAATCTGCTGTTGCAGGCGTGCGGCGTCTTGGGTTGCCTGGTACGAAAGCTGGCCAGCCTCGCGGGTGGCGTTGGCGGCGTTGTTGGCCCCGATCAGGCTTGCAGCGGTCCCGGCGACGGTCAGGCCGCCTGCGATAGCAGAACCGCCCCCGATGGCCGCAAGGCCGGCGCCAATAGCGGGAAGAACAGGCATTAGCGCCTCCTTGCGGGACTGGCCCGCCATGCGTCTTTTGTCAGAAGCCAGAGCCGATAGGACCCGTGCGGCCCGTCGCGGAACTCGCCGCAGGGCTCGAAGCGGAAGGTCTTCGGGGGTCTGGATTGTGGGTGTGGCGTCTCATGGGTGATGACGAGATCGCCGCGCTCGAAGATGTAGTCGAAGGCTTCCCGCGCCGCGGAGAAGGCCTCGCGGCCCCATCCTGCGGGCTTGAACAAGGTGTGAAGCTCGAAGGCGTGGCCGAAGCTGTCGGCCGGGAAAAACAGGAATCCGCCGTGTTCAGCGGCCAGGGGAATGGCGCGCTCCAGCGCCGGAATGATGGCCGCCGGCTCCAAGTCGCCCCGCATGTGCGCCAGGGACGGGTCAGACAGCACATCGACCCAGAACGCCGGGTCGCGCTCGACGCGGATCACGAGATCGCCGTGACCCGACCCTTGGCGTCCACAGTGATGGAGGCCGGTGGGGCGTAGATTCCAGGAGTGACCGCCGTGTCCGCGAGGGAGAGCGTCGGGTTGCCAGAGACGCCATCCCCGTTCGTCACCGTGACCTGACCCGCAGTCCCGGTGAGGGTCCGTTTGGTGAAGGCGTCGGCGCCGGTTTGCGTGACTAGGCCCGCCCCACTGCTAAGACCCGCGAGCGCCTCAAGCGTGGCGTCGTAGTCCTGCTTTTCCCCGACGATCCCGCCTGCGCGGGAAACCAGGGCAGCGAAGAAATTGCGCCAGGGCTGCGTGACGAAGCCGCGCGGATCGAGCATAGGAACGCCAACGGGCGGGATCTGAAGCGGGAGGGCCATCAGTCGCGCTCCACGTCGATGTCAACATAGACGCCAAGGATCGCCCGGCGAACCGGGTCAGCGATGGTCAGCCGGAACGCCATGGCGTCAGAGGAGCCTTGCGGGCCGAAACCGACGCGCTTGGTGCGCTCGCCGGATTTCCCCATGCGGCGTTCGATCCGATGGACAAAGACCTCGCCGTCCTTCGTCGTTTCGAGGGTGATCTTCGGATCAAGGGTTAGGGAGCCGACCGCCGTCTGAGCGATGACCTCCACCTCATCGACGGAGAAGTCCAAGCCCTGGGCATAGGCGTAGGGCGTGGTCATCTCGAAGATCAGGGGCTCGCCGGCCTCGGTGTGGGTGTTCGCGTCCAGCCTGAAGATCGTTCCGGTTCGGGAGTCGGCGAACAGGTCATGCCCGAAACACCGGGCGTAGAACGTCGCGCACCAGGTCTCAGATCCGAAGGACTTGCGCTCGTGCCAAAGCTCGGTGGACTGATCGAAGACGATGCAGCCCGCCGGATTGCGGAAAGTGACCAGGAGGTGGCCTTCCCAGACATGCGCTGTGGCGATGGTCTGTTCGGGGTTGGGCCAGGTCTTGATCTGGCGCTCGATGTCATGATTGGAGACACGAACCGCCGTGATCCCGTCCAGCCGTCGCACGGTGCGGTCTGAGGCCAGGAAGAACATGGTGTCGTTCGTGACCACGCCAGCTTCCCGCCCGGCAAAGCCCACGTCCACCATCACGTCCTGATAGCGGGTGAACGGGAAATCGGTCCCGCCGGTGTTCTGCTGCGCCTCGATGGTCTGCTTGCCGGCCAGGAACAGGGTCCGGCGCAGGATGATCGGCGTAATCAGGATGTCGGGCTTCCACTCCGCGGAGGCGAAGTCGAGCGCGTCGAAGTCCAGCGGATCGTCCAGCTCGCAGGCGACGAAGATGTCTGTGTCGCGCTCGGTGAAGACGAAATAGCCATCGACCCACGCCACACCAGAGGCTTCCGGGGCGTCAGGGTCTGTAACGACCTGCGTCGAAGCCCCGTCATAGACGTAGATCGATCCGGCCGAGACGATGACGACATGAACACCGTCGCCGGCCATCGCCACTCGGTCGGCGCCAGGGATCGAGCCCTTGACGCTCGCCACGCCGTTGACCGCGATCTCGTAGAGGTTGGTCCCGGCCACGACGAATAGACGGTCGGTCATCTCCAGCATCCCGCGAGGGGCGCCAGGAAGACCGCTAGACCACGCCACAAGGCCAGGGGAGCCGTAGACCGGCGTCGGCTCCTTGCCCTCCGGCACGCTCTCCAGGTAGCCGTTGACCAGCCGCTCCACGCCCTCCATCGGGACCTTGGCGCGGCCAGCCTTCTTACCGATCGGAAGGGGAAGGCGCATCAGAAATAGGTCGCCCGAACCGTGGGCCGTTCGGCGCTGGACTTCAGAGCGGCAAGGCGAACCTCACCCTCCATCATCCGGGCCTCATGGCCCTTGCCGTTCTTGCCGAACGCGGGCGCCGCCTGAGACGCAACCCACAGCATGAACGGCATCGCCGCGGCGTCAGGAATGTCGTTCGCATCCCACCAGACCAAACCGCGCTCTTGCAGCTCGGCCCGGCTCGTGTCGATCCAGATGTCCGCCAGGTTGGCGAGTTCGGCCGGCGGGCTTTCGTCCGCGGCGTTGATCACCTTGAGGTGCGCCAGGAGCATCCGGCGAAGCTGCTGTTTGGTCATTGCAGGGTCGCCTTGTCGTAATCGTGGATCAGGTCGCAGAAGGCGTAGCCGTCGATCTGGGCGAGGAAGGCAGCGGCCAGGTCCGTGTCGTCGGTCGCGTCGCCGCAGACGTCGAAGAGGTTGACGATGGGAGCGAGGCGGCCGTCGTCCAGCAGGGCCACGCGACCCGGCAGATGGAGCGCGACGACCGCCGCCACGGCCCTAGTCCTCGCCCTTGATGAACTTCTGCTCGTCCACCAGGGCCTTCAGCTTGGCGACGCCGAGACGACGGTCAAAATCGACGTTCATCCCCTCCAGCGTCTTGATCAGCGCGGCCTTTTCGTCCGACGCATTGGAGCCGCCGGGGATCTGGTCGCCGTCGCGGTCGAGGGCTTCGACCTGGGCGTCGGTCAGGTGCGGATAGGCGTCGGGCGCGATGAAGTCGGGGGCCGGATCGCCTTCAACGGGGGCGGGCGTGTCGGCCGGGACCGGATCGACCCACGGCGCGGTAATCGGGGGCTCGGCTTGAGCGACGACGACATCAGTCTCGCCGTCATCCGTCGCGAAATGGCTGTTGCCGGCCAGCTTGCCCTCAAGGGCGCTCGGGACCGGATCGACCCATTCGTTCTTCGGAAACGCGACGCCATGCAGCGTCAGGACTTTCGGGCCATCACCGTCATAGCGGGGATCGCCAATGAACATGGCTCTCATGCGGGTGTTCCTTGGGTTGGAAATGGCCCGCGCTGGCTCGGATTACGGCAACTTCGAAGCTGCGCACCGCTTGACGCCGAATGGCGCATCCGTGCTGGTTTTGATAACCGCAGCCCTGGCGCGGCCGGCTGCTGCGGGGAATGCGCAGAAAGGTGGGCCGACCCTATCCAGAGCCGGCCCGATCACGCTTAGGGAACGATGTAGTCCACGCGGCAATAGATGGTGCCGGCCGCGAAGACGTTGGCGGCGACATTGGCCTCGGCCTGGATCACCGTCTCATTGGTGAAGGGACCGATGACGCCGGCGCCCATGTTGAAGGGGCGCAGGTTGACGCCGGCCGGGGTCAGGTCGGTGTTCACGTCACCGGTGAGGACGCCGGCATTGACCAGGCCCGCAGGCGTGGCCGCATCGACGGTTTCCGCGCCGCCGTTGGCGGCCCAGCCGAGATCGATGTCCAGCACCTCAGTGCCGGTGTCGAGATCGCTGGTCCAGAACTCGCCGCCAACCACGATGGCGCCGGCGGGAAGCTTGCACAGCTTGAAGATGTCGCCGTCTTCGACGTTGGCGGCGACGGCGTAGGAACCAAAGGCGACGGCGAGAGCGCCAGCGCCCATGGGCTTGTAGACCGGGAAGTCCGCAGCAGCGCGGGTGCCCGTGAGAGTTTCAGCGGCCATGTGACCACTCCTTTCAGGAAAAGGGGGCGGACGGCCCGCTAGGGGCCGCCCGTCAGGTTGTCAGGGGATGGACCGCTTAGGCGTCGGCGACGCCGGAGACGTACAGAGTGGCGACCCCATAATCGCGGAGGTCGTCACGGTCGCCCGAGCCCGAACCGAAGGTCAGCTTGTCGAAGCCGTCGATGGCGTCGATGGCCACGCCGGACTTGTCCTGATAGTCGAACTTCTGCTCGATGGTCTTCCACCGCTTGGCGATGCCGTAGCCGATGGCCTGGGCGCCGAGCAGATAGACCGGGGTCACGTCGATGCTGGAGGCGCCAACGCCGGTGTAGATCGGCAGGTCCTCGCACTCCTTGATGATGATGCCATCCCAATAGAGATCGCCGCCTTCGAAGAGGCGCATGGCCTCTCCCTGGGCAGTGGTGTCGTCGAGGATGGACTCCATCTCGGAGCGAAGGTCGCGCATCGCGAACGGGTGAGCGTAGGCGATGTACAGGTACTTGCCGTTGCCCTTGTCCTGGAGGGGGCGGATCTTCGGCGAGGCGGTGCGCGCCATGCGCTTCAGAAGGGAGAGAGTGCCCTTCTTCAGTACATCGGTCGTGCCGTCCACGTTGGCCAGCGACGCGGAGTGGTCGTTGGCCGAGTTGTTCGACTTCGCGGCGCCAAACAGAACGCGGTCGGCGTTGTCGGCCAGCCAGGCGTCCTTCTGGCCCTCGGTGGCCGAAGCGTAGGCCACGCCGTTGATCGACCCGAGAGCGCGGATGATGCGGTCGCGGGTGTTCTCCTTGCCCCAGGTCATGAGGGCCGGCTTGGCGGCTTCACGCAGGCCGATGGCCGACTTCTGCTCCTCCATCTCGGGAACCAAGACGCCGTGGCGGCGCTTGTTCACGGTCAGGGGGTGCGAACGCGAGGTCAGGTCTTCTTCCGACCCTTCCAGGGTGGCCGAACCCTCCACACCGTCGCCGGTGAGGCGGTTCAGCAGGGCGTAGTGGATCACGTCGCCCTTCTTCTTGGTCAGGTCTTCCTTGACCTGGATGGCCGCGTTTTCGCCCATCTCCATCAGCTTGGAGAACACGTTCTCCTGGATGTGCTCGACGAAAAACTTGTCATCCCACTGCTCGACAGTGAGACCGGTAGCCGCGCGGGTTTCCGCCATGGCTAAGCTCCTTCATTGGGAATGCGGCGTCGTCTCGACGGCGCAGGGGGTTGGGTGAGTGACCCGGCCTAGCGGTTCAGAATGTCGCCAAGCGGGGTCGGCCCCGTGAACGCCGGAGCCCCGGAACGGGGGGCGGCGCTCCGAACACCGGCGGTGGCCGGCGGGGGCGTCTGATTGGGTTGAGCGCGCATCTGCGGATTGGCCGGCGCGGGGTCGCGCTGCTGTTCGGCCAAGATCTCCGCGCGGATCTGATCCTCCAACCGCTTGCGGTAGGCGGCGGGATCGTCACCGACCTCTTCGACGACACGTTCACGCTGGAATTGCGTGAAGGCGGCGCCCCACGGGTCGGGCTGGCGGATGGCCCACTGCTCGATGTCCGGCTTGGTGCTCAACCAGGCGCGGCAATCTTCGAAGGCGTCAGCGCCGTGCTGTTGCTTGGCGAAGCGCTCCGAAAGGGTGAGCGTGGTCTGGAGTTGGAAGGTCTGGAGTTCGCCTCGCAGGCTTTCCTGGATCGCCCGATGATAGCCGTCGGGGTCGGCGAGAGGATCAAGGGCCGGGCCTTCGTACTGTTGCGGCTGCGGCTGGGGTTGCGCCTGACGGCGGCGCGCGTCGGCCAATTGGGCCTCCGCCTCGCGCACGGTCTTGTTCGCATTCGTGACATGCTCGCGCGCCCACTTGGGGAGACGCGGGTTCAGCCACTCTTGGAACTTCGGATCGTTGGCGAGCTGGTCGAAGTCGGCGGCCTGGGCGGGCGCCTGGGGAGTCTCCGCATTGGCCTGCGGGGCGGCTTGGGGGTCGGGGGTCAGCGCGGGCTCATGGGCCTGCGGTTCCTCCGACTGGCCCAACCCCGACGCGGCCTCTTGAGGGGCGTTGCCGCCACCCAGAATGTCCGACATCGGGGTCAGGTTCGTCTCGGCTTCATTCCCAGCCGGGGGGTTAGCTTGGTCCATCATGTGGGATGCGCTGGACAGTCTCTCGACGTTCAGCTCTCTCGGCCGTACCGGGCCGGGCGGATCAGCCCACTAGGGGCGGATGGGGGTCGCGCGAGGGCGCGGAAACTGTTAGGCTTTTGGCCTCATCAGGAGGCCGCCATGTTCTGGTTCTGCGTGCTGTTCGGCGCTGCCGTTGTCGCGTTTTACGCTTACGAGACGTGGGCCATCGAACGCCTTGGGCGACGATGGCGCCAATTGATCAAGGACGGCCGCTGGCTCGCTGCCCGGGAAGCTGAGTTCGAAGCCCTGTGTCGCGAGCAGGCGCCCTACAACGAAGCGGCCCGGAAGATCCTTGCCGAGCGAGCCGGCCAATGACCCCAACCAAGCGCCCGAAAGACATGACCGACGCCGAACTGGCGGGCCTTGGCGTCAAGAGCCAGCTTGAGAACGAACGCGGTCCCGATGGCGGCTTGCTTCCAATCCGCCTGTCGCCTGAGATCATCGAGGATGACGACCTGATGGGTTACTGGCGAGATCGCGCCGGGACTTGGTGGCGCGAACCGGGAATGTTTTAGGCCACCATCCTCGGCTCACCACCCATAAGCCCCGCCATCGGGGCCTCCTGCGGCTGGGGAGGCATCGGAACGCCGCCGTCAGGCCCCATAGGAGCCCCGCCAGCGCTTTCCATGCCCTGAGGCATAGGCACGCCGCCCGGACCTTGGGGTTGGCCCTGCGGAGGGGCCTGAGGCGCGTCCGTCATCCCGGCTTGCATGTCAGGCATATCGACGGCCACGCCGATGCGGGCCAGCTTCTCGGCGCCGGACGCGAGTTGCGAATAGGCCCCGGCCCGCGTCGCGGCGACCTTGGCCTCGGCCATCTCGCGAGCGAGACGGGTTGCGTCGTCGGCGTTCGGGTCCTGCGGTTGCTGGCCGGCTTGATCCAGCATTTCCAGCAGTTGAGCCTTGCGTTTGGACGGCAGGCCCGGGTGCATCTCCAGCGCGATCTTGAGGAACGGCGGGGGAAGGTTCGAACCGAGCAGCTCGACGAACGCCCCGTAATGCTCTCCGCTCTGGTTGATCGTGTCCGGCGCATCGGAGACGATGATGTCCATATCGAGCCGCGCCATGTCGTTGGCGACCATGGGCTGGCCGGTCTGCGGATCGACGGCCGGGACCAGATTGCCGGGGCGGATGCCCTGTTCGGCTGCCCGGCGCCATTCGTCCTGCGTCCCGGTGATGCCGGTCTGAGGGTCCATCCACTGTTGCGCGTTGAGCCCAACCCATTTTGGGCTGTCTTCATCATCCGTGACGCGGACCCATTTCTCGGCGGTCCAGAACTGCTTCATCATCGATGCGACGATATTGAACACGCGCCAGTCCATCCGGCGCAGGGTGTCCATCAGATCCGACTGCTCGACCAGACCGCCGGCCTGTTGCGCCTCGATAGCGCGGCCCGACTGATCGGAGACGCCCTTGCCCAGAAGCGCCTGGTTAGGACCAGCCTCCTGGATATAGGCCATGGCCTGCATACCCATCTGGGTCTGCCCCATGGACAGGTCCAGGCCGCGGTCGATCTTGAGCGCTGCGCCGACGTTGGTTTCGATCCAGCCATCCGGGCGGGCAAGTTCGCGACGGGCTTGGTTGACGTCATCCACCGCGCCCTTCTCGGCGACGACTTGAGTGACGTTCAGAAGGTGCTGCGCCTTGGACCGGCGCTTATTGATCTCGTCCTGGGGATCGATCAGGTGGCGCATCTCGCCGTATCGGTTGTTGTCCCGATCGACGTTGGCGCTCTCGATCACCCAGGGGCAGTAGCCCTCGCCGTCCTGGTCCACATACGGGTCGGTCGCCTCGTACAGCTTGCCGCCGCGGGTGAACTCGCAATAGGTCCAACCCCGCGTGGTGCGGTGCCAGATATAGACCATGCGGACCCGCTTGCGGCGGCCATCAGCCCACACCGTGTAGCGCGGCTTGTCGTCATAGGTCCGGCCTGGACCGGGCGCGGTCTCAATGGTCGCCTCAAGGATGGTGCGAGCCTGAGCCTCGTCCATGCCGTTGGCGACGGCGCGGGCCAGTGCGTCCTCATAGTCCATCCAGACGACTTGGCCGAGATATCGCGCGTCGCTGAAGTCAGGCTCGCTGGAGTGCGGATCATAGAACAGGCGATCCCACTGGATGCGCTTGATGTGAAACTCGATGTCGCCATTTCGCTTCTGAAGCGCGGCGATCTCCAGGCCGGCGAAGCCCTCGACGATAATGTTCTTCCACGCCTGCGAACGGGCCGAGGGATAGTCCGCCTTGTCGATGACGTAGCGCATCCCATCGGTGAAGGCTTCCGCGGCCCCGACGTCGTTCGGGTTGTTCCGCGGCCAGGCCTTCGGATCGCGGCGCTGGCGCTTTTCCATCCCACCCAGGAACGAGGCGCGGGCGCGGAGCACGTTCAGGACGATAGGCGGCTGACCACGGGTGCGGAGGGTGTTGACCTCCTCGTCGGTCAACTGCTTGTTGTCCACATAGTCCCGGTCGCGCTCGGCCTTGGTCCGGGCGGTGTAGCTCGCCTCTTCCGCGGCCTCGTACATCTGGATCAGGGCCGGAAGGTTGTCGGGCTGGCCTTCAGAGGCGGGATTGTTCAAGCTGTCTTCCAATCTGCCCTCCCTCCTGATTGATCGGCCTGAGACCAGCGGTCGCGAGGCGGCGCCGGTTGTGGTTTGACCATCGGGATGATCGCGCTGTTCACGGCGTATTCGCCGGCCGCGTCGGACCCGTGGGAATTGTCGTCGTGCAGGGGCTCGGTGAAGGCCGCCAGTGAGCGGTTCCAACGCTTGCGGTAGTTTCTCAGGCGGTCGAGGCCAACGGCGCAGCGGTGCGCATCGAACGACATGACCGGCAGGAGGCGTCGCAGGGCGTTGATCCGCTCGGCTGGCCCCTGCTGCACACCGACCCGCACCGGCTTGACGCCGAAGCCTTGGAGGGTTTGCAGCCGGGTCTTTGCGCCGGCGCCCCACTCCCGGACCTTCACGTCGTGGGGCAGGAAGTGGTTCCGATAGGTGTAGGGCTGTGTTCGTCCGAGCTTCGCCAGCGCTTCGGCCCGCTCCACCGGATCGGGGATAAGCTCCGGCATGGCGGTGCGGACAATGGCCTCGACGCCCTCACCGTTGGTCTCGAAATAGTCGATGGCCCGGACGCGCTTGCCGTTGTCCTGAAAGAACCAGATCGCGGTGTAGTCATCGACCCCGATGTCCCATGCGGTGTCCACCGGCATACTGGCGATGTGCGGAACGTCGGTGATGCGCCCCTCGTCCAGGGCCTTCTTCAGTTCGGTCCCGTAGTAGGAGCCGGGAACCGCGGCGTCGAAGTCCACCAGGTATTCTTGGCGGAACTTGGCGTCGCCCTCTTCCTCGGACCCGGTTTCGTCGATGAACTCCTGGCGCTCCTTGTCCAGTTGTTCGATGGTGAAGACGCTGGTCTGAAGGGCCGTTGACCGCTGCGTGAACCACGTCGGATCGCGCTCGCGGGCCTCGAATGCCCTGACGGCATGGTTCCGACCACGCGGCGTCCAGATGAAGATGGCCCAGCCGCCGTTTTCGGCCAGGATCGGGCGGATGTAGGTCCAGGCGTCGGGCTTGGCGATGGCCCACTCGGAGAAGACCACCCCGATGGGCGGCGAGCCCACCAGGCTGTCGAAGTTGTCCGACCCCACAACCTGCCATGTCGATCCGTTCTTGAACCGGATGAACATGTCGGTGTTGCGGATCTCGGCGCCGTCCATCAGCTCGCCGAACGCTTCGTAGATGCGCCGCTTGCCGGTGTGCGGGTTGACCGCATCCCAGATGGCTTTGCGGGCCTGAGCGGCTTCCGGCAGCATGTGCCAGTAGACCCCGACCCTGCGCTGTGACGCTTCCTTGGCCCAAGCCAGGGCTACGTCATCCTTGCCCCAACGCCGATGCGCCGCGACGTCGGCTCGCCGGCCTCCAGCCAAGAGATAATCCCAGAGCGGCCGCTGATAGTCCCGAGGCTTCCACAGCGCCGCGCGCCTAGCCCGTTCCGCCCTCACCTCTTCAAGGGTCGGCAGGCGGCTTGCACTAATCGCCATCGGGGATCAGTTGAAGTCGTCTAGCGGGATGCCATAGTCGTCATCAACCACGCGGCCGGACTGAATGCGGATAGTCTTTCGCGCCCCTCCAAAGGTCGCGGTGATGTCCACATAGCCGCGCTCGCCGCTAATGGTGGTGGAGAGCTGAGATCCCGAGACGGTCGGGGTCGTGGCGCTAAGCCCGCTGCCTTCGGTCGTGACCGATGTCGGCGCGCCTGGGTACTCGATCAGGACCGGCGTCGTCTCGCCCTCAAGGGGGTTGATCGTCGCAGCGTTGCGCTTGGCGTCGTAGTCGGCGCCGTAGACCGACAGGCCGCCGCGGGCCAGGACTTGGATGCGCATGGTTCAGGCCGCCAATATCGCGAAGCACATCGCGCCGTAAGCCGCGCCGCGGGCGAGTTCGGCGACCGTGTTCTGGTTGCTTTCAGGGTCGCCTCTGGCTTCCAGATCGGCGATGGCTCGGCCATATGCAAAGGCGATGACCGTTGCGGCGATGGCGAAGCCGATTGAGGCCGCAGCCGCAGTGATGGGGTCGCCCAGCACACCGCCAACTGCAATCACGATCACGCCTGGTATCACGATGGCATGACGAGCCAACACGCCGGGAATGTCCGTCGCGTGGCGGGGATCAAGCCGACCGCCCAGCGCCTTCCACGGCAATGAGCGATAGACGCCCCACACGAGGGCCAGGAGAGCGCCAGGAAGGCCGGCGATGAGCCAACCCACCACGGCGCACGCCAAAGCCGCCCAGGCTAGCCCACGGCCCGGCAGGACCGCATCGAGCTTCGGCGCGCCGCCCCCGGCGAAGCGATCGGCCAGGGCGTAAAGCGGGATCAGGAGAAGAGCCGAGATCATTGGATCGACCCCTTTCGATAGCGGTGGATGCACCCCGCCCCTCTCTCAGGGCTCCTGGCGCTGTATGTCTGACCTAGGCGGGCTTGCTAATCGTCTAGGCTGCGGTAAGGCTTGGCAATGCTACCAAAAACGGAGCAATCGACTTGGACTCTGACGTTCTCGCCCGCTTCGCCGCCATTGCCGTCATTGTCGTCGTAGGTGTGCATTTCTGCGCTTGGGCGATAGCCTCGGAGGCTAAGCCCGTTCCTGAGGCGCCAGGCGCTTGCGGGGCTCTACTGCAGCGCATGGCCGAGTCCGGCGGATGGGTATCAGAAACGGATGCGGCCCCCGTCGCCGTTCAAGAGGCTGAGCGGCTTGGGCTGATCCGCCACGACGGCGTCGGCGGTAACGGCTATTTTCTGACCAGGCGCGGTGAGAGCGCGTTGGCTAAGTGGACGGAGAGCTAGAGCGGAAGCCCGTACTTGACGCCGACGTAGGCCGCTACGGCGGCGAGAGCATCAGCATCATTGACGATGCAAGCTTCGAACACCGCGACCATCGCCAAATCCATCTCGGGCGCCTGCGCGGCGGAATTTGTCGTGGCGATCCGATAGGCCCCGCTCCCAACCGCGCCGCTGGACGCCTGAGTGGTCATGCTCGTGGTGTTGGCGCGGTCGCGCACATTGGTCCCGTCGAAACCAAGCATGACGGTGTTCCACCGATCCGGGACAATCCCCTCGATGTCGAAGTCGGTTGTCCCGCGCCGGTGGCGCCACTTGGCTGCGGCGTTCGCCCACCGGAAGGTGTCTTGGTTTGAGGCGTCGGTGTAGCGGCCGTCAATGGTCCAGTCCGCCGATGGCGTCGACGGCTTGAACACCAGAACGCGCGTGTACGCGGCGGCAAGGTCAGGTTGGTCGCCGCTGAGCGTGCCCGTGTCCTGATCCGACCGGGAAAAACGCGCCACTGGCCGGCCGCTTAAAGCGTCCGAGATCAGGGCCGGGCGCTGACCGGATGGAAAAACAAGCGTCTGGCCAGAGCCCGACAGGTCCGTCATGGTCGCGATGTCGCTCCCGGACAGAGTGACGTGCTCAGCGTCGAAGACGTGCAGCGCGCCAGGGATGGCGAGCAGCGCCGCGAGATACCCAGGGGCCGGCGCCCCAGCCCGGCTCACGGCGCCATTGTAAACCAGAGCCATCAGGACACATCCATTTCGAAGACGATGCAGTAGTGGCGGATATACTGCGGCACGGTGTATCCCAGCGTGTAGAAGGGATTCACCGTCGAGGTCTGGTGCATCAACTGGCCGCGGCGGCTCGCCCACGTGTTCTGGTCGTCTCGGGTCCTTGCATAGGTGAGAACCCCGGCCTCGCCCGTGGACAGCTCGATGGTCACCTCAAGCGTGTCAGTGATTGTGACGGACGAGATGGTCGCAGACGCGCCCTCCCAGCCAAAGCCATAGTCCGTCGCCGCCAGGACCCAATCCGCGTCGAAGGACAGCGCGCCTGGGCCATCGAAGGTGACCACCACGGTTGTGCCCGACCGGATGGCCGAGACAGGCTTAACCGGCGTGAAATCGTCAGCCAGGTAGCGGCGTCGAGCATCAGCCTCCGTAGCGCCCTGCATCATGCGAGACGCGGCAGTCAGGTGAATATCTGTGGCGCCCTCATCAACCAGGGGGAACTGATACATCGGGCCGACAAGTCGGGTGGTGGAAGTCAGCGCCTCCGTCGCGTCCCACTGACCCAGCTGGGCCTCGTTGGCCGTCGCGGCGGCGCCAATATTGGTCTGCCAAACGAACACGCAGGGATCGGCAACCTGGCCCGTTATGGCCTTGATGTCCGTCACGAGATCGCCGACGATCGCCTGCAGGGTTGTGTCGTATGTCGAGCGCGTGAACGGCCCGGCCTCGCCCTGCACCAAGGTCAGGATCTTGACCTGTGCGCTCCGGCCATAGTCGGCCGCGACCTCTACGGCGCGCTCGTAGGCGGTCATCAGGTTGGTATAGTTGTTGGTCCCCTGCTCGAAGGCGGGGAGCTGCTGGCCACCCTCGAAGACGCAGAGATGCAGGCCGCCCTGCGAACGTTCCTCAGCAGCAACGCCCAGCGCTTCCTGCGCCGTCGCAGCCATAATGAAAAGCGACTGCGATGTGCGCCCAGCGTCCGACGCGGGCAGGATGTCTTGCTGGGTCGAGCCATCCAACACCGCGCTCGACGCGCCGTTGAAGGCGCTGTTGGCGGAGAACATGACATGCTTGGTGGGATATCGCGCAGCCGTCTCCACCGGAGCGCCGCCGAAAACGTCGCTGACGTTGGATTGACCGTAGACGGCATAGATCGGAAGCGGCTCGTTGCCGTCGATCAGCGCCGTATCGGTGAAGCTCACCCGCTTTTGCAGTGCGTTGTAAGTTTGCCCGTCCGCGTCGTCGTAGCTGAAAAAGCGAACCTGCGTCGGCTGGCCGCTCACCGGATCCACCGTTGTCGTGCTGCGGAGCACATTGTATTGGCCAAACGCCCCACGCACCTCCGCGGCGGAAGCGTGAAGCTGGGCGTTGTTCAGGCTCCACAGCGAAAGGCGCAGCGAGACCGAACCGTCAGCGGCCTGGCCGATCAGGGCCGCGTCGTTGCTGTCGCGCAGGACAATCGCGCCGAAGTCTTCGGGCTCATCTGCCGCGACGCTGGCGATGGTCGTTCCAAGCGCCCCCTCTCGCGCCGCGTTATCGACAACCACCAAATCCCCGCCCAGCGTGCGAAGAACCCCACTCATTGCTTCACCCAGGCGCTGACGCCCGTCAGGTTTCCATCAGTGTAGGTCAGGGTCTGGACCCAGGTGTTCGTCCCATCCGTGACGGTGATGGTCGAGAGGTTGCCAGAGCCGTCATAGGCCAGGGTCTGCGGAAGGTCCCCGGGAAAGGACCGATCCGGATAGACGATCTGTCGGGATTCGGGGTCGCGATAGGCCGGCATGGCGGACCTCCATCACAGGGAAACGCCGCGTCATCTCGACGGGGCTTGCAGGTTCGGCCCTAGGCCAGAGGATGTATTACATCCCTCCCGGTGGAGGGGTCAGGTCGGGAGCTGATCGTTCCGCTGGCGAAACCCCTCGGTGTAGCCTGCGAGATGTACCTGGCTCAGGAAGAACCCCGACGCGCTCATTCCGGCGCCACCTTAGCCAGCAACGCCTCAAGCTTCTTCAGGTCGTCATCATCCGCCTTCGACAGGTCGTAGGTCTGGATCGGGCCGCCGTTCGGGCCGCTGAACTCGCGCTTGTTCGTGTAGTGCCCGCCGACCTCTTTGGCCGCCTGCTCCAGCAGTTGAGAGGCCAGAGCGAGGTTGCTCATGTTCTCGGCCTTGTCGACCATACGCTGAAGGGCGCGGAGGCGAACGGCGCGGTGAGAAATTCCGATGCGGGCCGTGTCCTCAAGGAAGACCTCGCGGGTGCGCTCAAACAACACCTTCCACTTCTCGGAAAGCTTGGCGCCGGCTCGCTTGGTTGGATCGTATGCCTCGACGGCCTGCGGTGTAATCGTGAGGCCAAATTCTTTCTTGACCGCCTCGCGCACGACAGACGGCGCGTCGTAGCAGGCCAGGGCCTGAACCACATAGGCACGGGCTTCTTCGGTGAGCTTCGCCTCTCCACGCTCTGCCATCAGGCTATCCTCAAGACTTATGCGGCCCTAAGCGCGCAAGTCCCACAAACCTGAGAAATGCTTACGGCGGCGATTTGTGGGCCACGCTTGGCGGCTTCTACGAGTTCAGCCACGCCTGACGCAGAAGCGCCGTAGCGTCGGACCACGCCGACGAACTCCTCGACATCATGGCCCCTCATAGCGAACTTGGGACGGCCTTCGCGGGTGAATTTGGGCTGGCCGAAGTCGTCTCGCTCCTGGCCGGCGTGATAGAGTTCGTGCTCGACCAGGGCGCAGAACTCTGCGTCGCTACAGCTCGCCGCATAGCCAGCATCGAAAGTCAGAATGAAGTCCGGCACGTCGCCGAACCATTCCCGCACCTGAATCTCCTGGCGAGCCTTGCCCCACTTGCCTTGCATGGCTCGGGGCTGGCCTAGTTCACATTGCCCGACGATGCGGCGTTGTTGGCGGCTGTTGCCGACGTTGGTCCAAAGGCAGCCGATGTTGGCGAAGCGAAGGTGGCTGTGGTCGCCATTGAGAAGCCGCGCGTCATCGGCGATGAATGTGTCCATCAGCCATTGCGCTAGAGCGGGGTCAGGCTGAAAGGCGTCAGGCGCGACCGGATCGAGCAGCGCGGCGTCGGGATACGGCCGCTTGGTCTCTTCGGTCATGGTGTGGCCTCAGAGGCTTGGGTGTGGGCGCTGTACATGGGGATGAGCCGGCCGAGGCGTGCAAGCTCCTGCGTCTTGCGAGTGTAGTCTGCCCGGAGCAATTCGCTTTTGGCTAGGCGCTCGGCCATCTCCAGAAGGATCGTCTCGACGGCCTCTTCCCAATCGGTGGATTCGGGAAGGCTGCGGAGATCACGGATGCGGGTGGGAAGGTCCATGGCGGTCCTTAGCCAGATCCTTGCGGATGTCCTGGCGGTGGGTGGTTGATGGGGTTAGGCTCGCAGGAAGTCGCTGGCGCCGGTCTGCTTGCCGATGTCGGCGCGGCGGGCGATGTGGAACACTTCGGCTGACTGCTTGGCGTGAAGATCGGCCAGGGCGTTGTAGGCGTCGGCGCGGGCTCGCAGGGTGGGATCGTTGGGGATCATCGGGACCATTCGGCCCATGGCGCCGCCCAAGTCCATCGCTCTCAGCTCAATCCCGCCCACATCATACAGCGCCTTGCGGGCCATCTGGATGGGGTCGCTCTCAATTGCGCCGTGAAGCGCGTGAAGCGTCGCCATGCGTTCGGCGTGGGCCTCGGCAGACTTTCGCTTGTTGAAGCCGGCCCAGGTCTGCGCGTCTTCGGGCTGCGACGCGGCGTCGATGGCGCGACGGAGACCAGCAGAGAGACCGGCGCGCTCCTCGATGAACTCGACGTAGGCGCGGGCGCGCTTCACGATGTCTTCCGGCGAGGCCGCTTTCGTCTGCCCGTTGTTGGTCGCCAGAGTCAGAGCCTTCAGGCGGATCTCTTCGGGGGTCATAGGTGTTCCGGGGTTGGGGTCACGGCCAATTGTCGCGGAGCCAGGAAATGATCTCGCAGACGACCCTGATTAGGCGGGCGATCTGCAGGGCGACCGAGAGGCGGGTGGCGGGTCGAGTGTTTCTAGACATCCCGCCATTATCAGGGCGGCGGAATGTCGCTTAGGAGAGATGGTCAGAAGGCATCGCGCCGACTCGTGATTGAGCCGGCGCGATAGGGCGGCCTAGACCTTGTGGGCTCCCTCGACGCCGCGCGACATGCGGGCGCGGGTCCGCTGAAGGAGCCACATCTGGGCCTCTTCCAGCTTGGTCAGGGCGAGCGCGTTTTCACGGCACGAATACGGGCCAGTTTGGAAGCTACGCATCCGATCGATCAGAATGGCGAGCAGCGCCTCGTGGGTCACACCGTTGATGCCGGCCTCGCTGATCGGGCCGTTCTGAAACAGGATGCCGATGTGCGGGCCGGCGGGGGCGCCAAGCGACAGAACCGAGGGGTTCGCCTTCGGATCATAGCCGCTCACGACGTAGTAGTGGCTCGCGCCACCAGCGCCGGGCTCATCAGCCACGGTGATTTGAAGACGGTCGTTCGCCGCGTTGACGCGGTGTTCAGTCAGGGTGCGCATTGGGCACCTCCTTTCGATTGTCCGGCTGATGAAGTCTCGCGCCGCAGCCCCAACGCGCATGTGTAGGGCTGAGATGGTCTCGCCTCTGGGATGTTGAGGCGTTGGGCTGGGCGCGAAGGGGGGGGTGCTCTCGGGCGCGAGAGGATGTATTACATCCCCATGGCTCAACCGAAGTCCCCGCCCCTATCGTTCCGACCTCCGGCTGATGTGCTGGAGGCTGTAGAAGGCTGGGCGGCTGGTCGGGGCATGACCCGGAACGCGGCGCTTATCGCGCTGCTGCGTCTGGGGTTGGATGCGCCGGAGCGGGTGAAGGTGGATCTGCCAGTGGGGCGGGAGGTGCCGGCCTATGGGTCGCGGTTGAAGAAGCGGTGACGCTCTGGTCACGGGCGCAAAGCGCCGACATGACCGATATGCCACCTTGGCCTTCCCGCGTCAACATCTAGTGCATCACGTCACCGTGCCCGCTACGTCTAGGGCTCGCTTAAGGGCGCGGAGGTTGCGCTCGTAGGCCCGGCCCTCGCCAAAGCTGGCCAGGGAATGGCCCTCCCCGGCAACCCAGCGGAGCATTTGCAGACAGGCAGGCTCTGAGCTGCATTGGACCGCAACGGCGCGCTCCATCTTGCCTAGGATCTGCAGCTTGATCGCGCGTTGGGCGCGGGCCGCCACGAAGCGGTTGTTGTCGTGGCCGGCGCTGGACTCGCTCACGGCCCCAAGTTGGCTTCCCACGTCCGCAGAGCGCGCCTGCCATCCCGCACGGTATCGCGCCCCGACCTCATATTGGCGCTGCGTCAGGCCATCGCGGGCGCGGGCGGCGGCGTAAAGGCCATCGCGGCTGACAATCCGCATCCGACCGCCGTCACGGGCCACGTCTTCGCCGCGCGCCTTGGCCAGGCCTTCGGTCTCGGCCGCCGCTCGTTCTTGCCAGGCCTTCTCGCCCCAACGCGCCCGGTTGGCTTCCAGGTTCTCCAGGTTACGCCGAGCCTGCTCGCGGGCCTTGTCGCTGGCCAGGGGGTTGATAAGGCGGGCCTGCTCACGATCGTATTGCGCAACCACCTCGGGCGGGGCGCCGCGTTCGTTGGCGGGCAGCTCCATGACGTCACCGGCGGGGACCGGGGCGGGCTGCATTTTGTGCTTGCGGCGGGTCATCGGCTTACCTCTGCCTGGATTGTAGAGTGGTTCGCGCTGGGGATCACGCCGGGCGCTGCGGTCAATGCGCCCTCCCCTGTTCGGTGAAGGTCTCGACCTCGGTTTCATCCATCAGCTCCCCGTCGATCCTGGCGCCGGAAGCGATCAGGTCGCGGGCGAACCGTTCAGCCTGGTCATGGTTCTCGGCCTCAAGACGGAAGACGCGAGATGCTCCGGAGCGGTCGCGAAACGTGCCGGTGAAGGTGCGGACGGCCATGCTCACCCCTCCCTTGTGTTTGAGGGTTGGGCGGTCCACCTCGAGAGCTGAATGTCTCCGTCAGGCTCGGTGTCGGCAGAAGTGTATTCTCCGGCCTTGGCCTTCTCGATAGCCTCTTCTTCGGATCCAGCCTCGACTGTCATCATGACGGCGGTGCGCCGATAGCCGGTGACGATGTAGCTGACCATCACCCTTCCTTCCGTGCATAGTCACGAGCGAGAGCGGCTGCGGTGGCGTAGGCCTGCGCGTGGACAAGATGGCGGGAGCCCAGCCCGCAGACACCATCCGTTTTAAGGACTTGGCCATAGGCCCTAAGCTCTTTCAGAGCTTCGCCATCAAGCCACGTGATCAGCCCCTCCAACGCCTTCTCTTCCGCTTCTGTTATGCGGGTGGAGAAGGGCTTTTCGGGGATCGCGCTGGCGGCGGCCATGAGGCTTTCGGCCTCGGTGTAGGTGACGTTCTGGCCGTGGTTGAGGTCGCTCATTTCGCTTCCTTCCGTGCCGTGCGGGTGGCAAACTTCTTCATGGTCCAGGCGACGGCAAGTATGATCCAGCCGGAAGCCAGCCACTTGACCTCGCCGTTGTAGGTGTCGCGGATCATGTCGCCACAGACCCCGATCATGGCGACGGCGACGACTACCCAGCCGCACTGACGCAGGGCTTCATGCAGCGTCTCCTTGGCCTTCGGCTGCTCGGCTTCGCGATAGGCCACCACGTCGAAGGAGTCGCCCTCGTGAGCCCACTTGAGGAGCGAGAACGACGCCGGGCCGGTGATGGTCATTCCCGGCTTGCGCGTCTTCACCTCCACCACAGTCTCAGGCTCTACCGGGCACTCTCCGCCCTTCCATTCGGTCCAGGTCATTGGGTGGGGTCCACAGGTCCGATGAAGGCCATGCCGTTGTCGGCGCAGTAGTGGCGGAAGCCGCTCTCGTGCAGTTGGCCGGGCTCAAGGGTGATGCCAGAGCCAATCGTGCCCCCCTTCCACGAGCCCTTGCGGCGGCCCGTTTCGTCTGAAAACCGGAGGTCCAGAGAGCGACGCACCTTCGGCTTGCGGAACAGCGACAGCCACGCGAAGCCGCGCTCGCCGAACAGCCACTCGCGCTCTTCGATCTTCGTGGTGACGGTCAGCTCCTCGCCGTCAAAGTCCTTGAACGCGAACGTCGCCGTGGGGCAAGATTCCTCAAGGCGGCGGCTCTCCGCATACTCAGGTGAGCCGTAGCGCGCCCGGTGCGGCAAGTCGGCGAACAGCGAGCCGTCCAGGCCGTAGAGGCTGTGGCGGACGAAGCGCCATTGCGTCCAGGGCGGGAACCAACCGAAGTTCTTCTCGGTGGAGCTATCGTGGGTCTGGCGCCCGAACTTGACGTTCAGGAACCCCTCGCCGTAGGTGAACCCGTACTCGCGCTCGCTGAAGTCGTCGTACCAATCACGACCGAGCCGGGCCACGGTAGCGGCGTCCCACTTCGGATAGTGCCGGGTGGCGTGCGGGCGGATGATCGGCGGCAGAGCGATGATCAGCGTGTGCCCGAAAGCCGACAGGCGCAGGCGACAGCCAGGGTAGTCGTCACCGTCGCCAGACCCCAGCACGACAGCCAGGGACCGATAGCCGCGACGCTCCCGAGCGTAGGTGAATGGACCGAAGTAGCGATCGTTCTCGCCACTCCATCGAATTGCCATGTTGCTCATCTCGTTTCCTTTCAGGGCTTAGGCTGCGGACCGGTTCATGAGGTCCAAGGCGTCTCTTGCGCGCTTGGCGAGGATCTGGCGGATCTTCCAGGGGCTATCGACCAGGGCCGCGAACTGGCCAGGAGTCGGGAAGAACCGCGCCGGGCTCATGACGTAGGCGTCTACGCCAGCGGCCATGATGTCGGACGGGAGGTGGCCCAGGAGCCTCCGCCAGTCGGCCAGGACCATGCGGCTCTCCTGCGGCGTCAGACGGCTTTCCGGGTAGTGAAGGGCCAGCCGTTCAACGGCCATGGCGAAGGCGTCCAGGGGGGCGGGCTCAGCCGCTGCGATCACGGCTTGGCACTCCCGCACCACCTCATCCCGCTCCGGCAAGCAGGCGAGTTCCCTGGCCACTTTCTTCGTCAGCAATGTCAGCCCAGATTCCGTTGCGGGCTGCACGGCGATCGTCGGGAGATGGGCGGTCATGGGGTTTCCGAGGGGTGGGATTGCTTGGCGGGGGTTCTTCGTCGTTCCAGCGCTCCTGGTTCAGCCAGGTCGCCGGGTTGGGGATGATCCCGCGCCGCCATCGCTCCCAGAGCCGCTGGCGGGCCAGAGCGTCGATCATGGTTTCTACGCTGGCGACCTTGGCCCTCGCCGCAGGGAAGGCTTTTCGAGCCGCGGCCTTGCCGGTCTTCGACGGGTAGGCTTCCCAAAAAACCTCGAAATCGGCGGTCTCTCGCGTGTGCGTAGAAACACACTCCCG